GTGGAGCGGGCCCCGGGCGACAGCAAGGCCCTGACCTACCCGGGCCGGGCCGAAGCCGCAGCGGGGGTCCAGGCCCTGCGCATGGCACACGACCTGCTGGTGGCACCCGTCAAGCCCAAGCACCCCGGGGGGCGCAAGTCGAAGCTCGACGACGAGACGCAGGAGATAATCTTCAACGCCATCCGGGACGGGCTCACACAGAAGGACGCGGCGACCCTGGCCGGGGTCCACGAGGACACGTTCGGCAACTGGGCACGGAAGGGCCAGCAGGCCAAGAGCGGGAAGTATCACAGGTTTTTCCGAGGACTTACGCACGCATACACCGAGGGCAAGGCCGAGTTGGTACGCGGCATTCGGTCCGCTGGCAAGCAGGACTGGCGGGCCCAGGCGTGGCTGCTGGAGCGGCGCCACCCGTCCGAGTACGGCAAGCAGGTCTTCCTTCAGGGCGGGATAGAGCTCCAGGTTGGCGCCCAGCGCGAGACCATGCGCGGGCTCATGGCGCCGGCCCTTCCGCCAGGGAACGGGCACGCCATCGAAGCGACCGCCGAGGTGGTCCCGCAGGGCGGCAACGGCTCTGCCCGCTGACGGGCGATGAGCGAACTCCCCGACTGGAAGACCACCCTCCCCGGCGCTGCCGAGCACTGGTCACAGCAGCTCGGAGCCGATCCCTGGCACCCATACCGCTGGTGCGTACACCTCGCAGACAAGATCATGGAGCACCTGCGCCGGCCCGAGGGTGGGCGCTTGATCATCAACGTGCCACCGCGGCACGGCAAGAGCATGCTCACGAGCCACTACCTGCCGGCCTTCTACCTGGAGGCCTTCCCAGAGCGCCGGATCATCCTGGGGAGCTACGGGGCCAGCCTGGCGCGAGAGTGGGGGCGCAAGGTCCGGGACCTCTTCGAGCATCCACGCACCGACACATGGACGACCGTCAGGCCGGACAAGCGGGCGGCCTCTGACTGGGAGACGCCCGAAGGGGGGGGCATGCTGACGGCCGGAGTTGGCGGCCCGATCACCGGACGTGGTGGACATTGCTTCCCTGCTGGGACTATGATTTCTACAGCGCATGGAGACGTTGACATAGCACACCTCTCCCGTTTAAAATACCGCCCAACAATATGGACGGTGAATCATGAAACAGGAAAGAGAGAACTCAAAAAAGTTAGAGCAATTGCCAGACGGTCCTCGGGGCGAATTGTTGAGGTCAGAACACGTCAAGGGCGTCATGTCCGAGCTACCAGCGACCACCCGTTTTACGTCCCTGAGTGCGGATACCGGAAGGCCGCTGATCTTGGGAGAGGTGACGGGCTTGTTGCCATCAGGAAAGCGAAGGAACCGGATCTGCGCCTACTGCGGGAAGGAGAAGCCGGCGACCAAGGGGACGCTGCACAGGGCCTGTTACCTCAAGCTGCGGAAGGCCGCCGTGGTGTTGGAATGCTGCTGGTGCAGCAAGACGTTCGAGAGGCCCCTTTGCGAATACGAGAAGCAGGCGAGGAAGGGCCGCACGGATGTCTACTGCGGAACCAAGTGCTCCCAGGCGCACCACGCAGTGAAGAACAGCCGGAAGTGCGCGATGTGCGACAAGCCCGTCAAGCGGCGCAAGTATTGCTCCCCGGAGTGCAGGAAGGCGGCACATCCAAGGCCAACGAGAACATGCAAACAGTGCGGGGAGATATTCACGGTGAAGCATTCCAAGGCCATGTACTGCGGGCTCAAGTGCTCAAACAAGGCTCATTCGGACAGGATGAAAGGGGAGGGGAATCCGCACTACAAGGACGGCATGAGCCACTCCAAGGAGTTCGCCGACGCGAGGCCGATTATTCTTTCGAGGGACCTCTCAAAGTGCGTGGCGTGTGGGGTTGGTCAGAAGACCGTCAAGGTGAACCACCCAACGGCGCAGAACAGGACCAACATGTCGATTCATCACATCGACGGGGATCCCTCGAACAACGACCATGCGAACCTGATTACCATTTGCCAACGGTGTCATGTGACCCACCACAAGTCGAAGAAGACTCCGTTTCCTTGGTTCGGGAGATACGCGAAGGCCGCCAGCATGTCTACGATCTCCAAGTAGAGGACAATCACAATTTCTTCGCCAACGAGTTGCTGGTCCACAACTGCATGTTGATCGACGACCCCTTCAAGAGCTGGGAGGAAGCCCAGAGCCCCTTGGCACAGCTCCGCGTCCAGCAGTGGTTCCAGGGAACCTTCTACACCCGGGCCGAGCCCAACGCCTCGATCATCGTGATCCAGACCCGTTGGCACCAGAACGACCTGACCGGCTGGCTCGTCTCCGAGCACAGCGACGACTGGGAAGTGGTGGACCTCCCGGCCATCGCCGAAGAGGGCGACGCCCTGGGCCGGGCCCCCGGTGAAGCCCTCTGTCCCGAGCGGTGGCCCATCGATGCGCTCGAGCGGATCAAGGCGGCGATGGCCCCCGTCATCTGGCTCGCCATGTACCAGCAGCACCCGACCGATCCCGAGGGCCAGATCATCCGCAACATCTGGATCAAGCACTGGTCGGAGCTGCCCGCGCGGTGGGACAAGCTGATCCAGAGCTGGGACATGGCCTTCAAGGACTTGCAGACCTCCAGCTTCGTGGTGGGCCAGGTCTGGGGACTCAGCGGCGCCAACGCCTACTTGCTCGACCAGATCCGGGAGCGGCTCGATTTCGTGTCCACCATCGCGGCCATCGAGCGGCTAACCGCTGCGTGGCCGAACGCCCTGGAAAAGCTGGTTGAGGACAAGGCGAACGGCACCGCTGTGATCAACACGCTCCAGGGCCGCGTCCCCGGGCTGATCCCCATCAACCCGCAGGGGTCGAAGACGGCGCGCTTGTACGCGGTGAGCCCCGCCTTCCAGGCCGGCAACGTGCTCATCCCTGCCGCGCAGCTCTACCCCTGGGTCAACGAGTGGATCGGGGAGCTGACCACCTTCCCGGGCAGCCTCAACGACGACCAGGTGGACGCCACCAGCCAGGCCCTGAGCCGGCTGTTCAACCGCTCCCGGGCCGTGCCCGACATCAAGTTCCCCGACATGGGCCAGTCGAACCCGTGGGCTAGTTGACACGCGGCAACGTTGACCGCTGCCCTGCCCCTGCTGTAGGCTCGGGGCATGGCCACAAAGAAAGCCGCTGCCAAGGGCCCGAAGAAAGTCAAGAACTTTAGCGTTGAACTCGGGGCAACCGGCCTCCGGCAGTACGGCGGGATCCTTGACGAGGAATTCAATCCGAACCTCAAGGGCAAGAAGGGCCGGGACGTCTTCCACGAGATGGCCGAGAACGACCCGGTGGTGGGCGCGGTGCTCTTCGCGATCGAGATGCTGATCCGCCAGGTGTCGTGGGACGTGACCCCGGCGGGTGGTGAGCCCGCAGACCAGGAGCAGGCAGACTTCCTGAAGAGCTGCATGGACGACCAGGACCGGCCATGGTCCGAGGTGATCTCCGAGATCTTGTCCATGCTCGTCTACGGCTGGCAGGCCACTCACCCGGTCTACAAGATGCGCCGGGGCCAGGGCGGCAAGGTGTCATCGCAGTACGACGACGGCAAGATCGGCTGGGCGAAGCTCCCGACGCGTGCGCAGGATACGCTCTTCGCGTGGGAGTTCAGCGACGAGGGCGAGGTGCTCGGCATGACCCAGCAACCGCCGCCGAAGTATCAGACCGTGACCATCCCCGCCGACCGGCTGATTTTGTTCCGCACCAACTCGAAGAAAGGTTCGCCCGAAGGCCGGTCCATCCTGCGGAGCGCCTACAAGCCGTGGTTCTTCAAGACCAAGATCGAGGCGTTCGAGGCCATCGGGATCGAGCGGGACCTGGCCGGCATGCCGAAGATCGAGGCGCCGGCCGAGTGGATGAGCGCGGACGCCTCACCGGCCGAGAAGGCCCTCTACGAGGGCTTGAAGCGCATGGGGCGCAACGTCCGCATGGACGAACAGATGTGCGTGATCTTGCCCCAGATGTGGGATCCCAACGGCAACAAGCTCGTCACCTTCGACCTCATGAGCACCGGCGGCAGCAAGCAGATCAAGACGAACGAGGTGGTGCAGCGGTACAACACCATGATCGCGGTCACGGCCCTTGCCGACTTCGTGCTCTTGGGCCAACAGGCGGTGGGCTCGTTCGCCCTGGCCAGCAACAAGACGGAGATCTTCGCGTCGGCGTTGGGCGCCTGGACCACGTCGATCGCGGACACGTTCAACCGGGTGGAGGTGCCGCGGCTCTTCGCCCTGAACGGCTGGTCCGGGCCGCTGCCGAAGATCGAGGCGGGCGACATCGAGGAGCGCGACCTTGGGCCGCTGGGCGAGTTCCTGAGCAAGCTTCCGGCCATCGGGATCGACTTCACCGGGGACCTCGACGTGGAGCAGTACCTGCGCCGGGCGGCTGGTCTGCCGGACAAGAAGGCCGAAGCCGAGATCGAGGAAGAGCCCGAGGCCGCGCGGACCAACAAGCTCCTGGAGACGGTCGGCGGCATCAGCGCGATCATCGACATGAACACGGCCATCCAGGAAGGCCGCATGGACCAGACCGCGGCGGTGGCGATCATGGTCAACATCCTCGGCGTGGACGAGGCGGCAGCGACCAAGATGCTCGTCAGCGCCGGCAAGGTCACCCCGCCGCCCAAGGCCGAGTAGTGCCTTTCGCATTCCACCCCGTCGCCAAGGCCAAGCGCCCCCGCGCCAGGCAGCGCGCCGTCTTCGTCGAGAGCGACAAGCTGGAACCCGGCATGGTGCGCACCGTCCTGGACGAGGTGAAGAAGCTGCGCGGTGACGTGGACGTCAAGGAGCTGGCGCGGCTCATCCCGACGGCCGAGCCCGCAGAGGTGCTCGAGCTGATGAACGCCAAGGGCGTGACCGGCATTGGGACCAGCTTGGAGCCCGCCATCGTCGAGGGCGCGAAAGCGGGGGCCAAGACCGCGGCGAAGGAGCTGGGCAAGGTGCTGGTGCTGGACATGCGCCGGCCCGGGTTCAAGCGCTGGCTCAAGGGCCACATGGGCGCGCTGATCAAGGAGACCTCGGGGACCAGCATGGGCGCGCTGCGGGCCACCCTGACGGACGGCATCAACCGGGGCCGGAACCCGCTGAAGCTGGCCAAGGACTTGCGAGACACCATCGGCCTGACCGAGCCTCACGCCCGGGCGGTGGCCAAGCGCAGCGCCGACCTGCTGGCCCAGGGCTTGCCACAGGCCAAGGTGGACAAGCTCACCGAGAAGTACCGCGAGAAGCTGCTGAAGCTCCGGGCCCGGACCATCGCCCGCACTGAGAGCCTGGCCGCGGTCAACAATGGGCGTCAGGAGCTGTGGAACCAGCTCATCGAGGATGGGGCGTTCGAGGAGGGCCAAGAGAAGGAATGGTCGACCGCTGGTGACGACGCGGTCAGTGACGAACACCAGGAGTGGGACGGAATGAAGGTCCTGGTCACCGAGGAGTTCCCGCAGGGCAACCCGCCGACGCGGCCGAACTGCCGGTGTACCGTGGTGTTGGTCTAGTGCCCCGCGCTGTCGGCGTGGTACTCGGTCCACGCGGCCTCGTCGAAGTCGATCAGAAGTCGCGGCGCGTTCTCCATGCGACCCAGTCGCCGCGGATGCTCTTGAGGACGCTCAGCACCGGGTCAGTCTCAGCGAAGTCGCTCCCGCTGATGGTGTCGCGCCCGGCGGCGATCTCGGCGAGCTTGCGCTTGTAGGCGTCCGATGCGATGTAGCCGCGGGGGCCGGCTATGATTCCGGTGACGGTGTTCATAGTGAAGGGGGCGACGGTCTTGAGGTTCTGGGTCATGCTCGGCTCCTTGGTCGGTGTTGCCTGTAGGTATTGCAACGTCCGTGCCATGAGCAAGGTGATTCGCGCATGCTTAATCGTTGGGCTTTTCAGGGGTGAAATATGAGGTGTAACCGGTTCTTCACAGTCGCGCGGACAACGATTGTTCACATCGTCCTGGCCCTCCTCCTGTCAGCCTGCGGCGCCCGCCCGGCGCCCGCACCTTCGGACCTGCCCGGACCCTTGCAGCATCGCCCGACCGAGTACAGCGCGGCGCCCGATGGCGGACAAGGTTGACACCATCCCCGACTCGCGCTACCTTAATCGAACCGACCACTCCCAACCGAAAACGATTCTGAACCCCGGCGCCTGGTCGCCCTTGGTCGGTAGCTTCCGGGCCCGGGGGGAGGATTTGAACGATGGAACAAGTCGAATGTCATAAGTGCCGATTTTGGAACAAGGGAGTTGATGGAGACCTCGACGCTGACCAGGGGACATGCAGGAGAAGGGCCCCGTCGGTCGTCAATCCATGGGTCTACGATCCGAACACGGCGGACTGGACACGGTTCTGCGACGCGGAAACCGAGTGGAGGTGGCCAATTACCGGCGACGATGAGTGGTGCGGCGAGGCTCAGCCACGGGAGGATTTGAACGATGAGCAGTAGACCGAGCAAGACGCAACGAACCATGATGGCAGAGATCCGCAAGGACATGAAGCCCCGGCCTCCCTGGACACCGCTGGAGGCCCTGACCGCCCGACAACTTCGACGAGCCCGCCGGCAACGCCTGGCTGACCTCGCGACCAAGGACCGGCAGGCCCTGGGCCACAAGCCGCCCGCGGCCATCCTGGAGACCTACCGCCGCTACAAGCGTGAGCAGGCCCGCAACCCGCTGCGCATGAAGTCGCTCCTGCTCTACGGCGGGGGCAAGCGCGTTGCCGCATGGCGTCGGGCCGTTGCCATCATCGAAGGCAGGGAGAAATGGAGATGACCCGCAACCGAGGACCAATCGAGAAGCCGACGAACCCCCACGACCTGGCGGGCACCGGCGACGGGCGCGTCAAGTGCAGCGCCTGCGGTGCCACCTTCCGCCTGAGCGAACAGGGCCGCGCCGCGAGCGAGGAGTGCGTGACCGCCGCTGGCGACGAGGCGGAACTGCACGGGCGCGTGCCAGAGGTCCACTCGCCGAAGATGGACCTGGAGGATATGGCCAGGCTCGACCGCCAGATGGAGCGCCTGAGCATCAGCACGGCCACCGGAGCCGACCTGGACCGTCTGTCAGAGCTGGTCTGTCCCCGGCAGCCGGTCCCGCTCAAGGACGGTGAGGAGCCGCCGCCGCTTTCCAGCCTGTCGTTGCCCCCGCCTGCGGGGTTCCGCTGGGAGAGCGATGCCGAACTGCGCAAGCGGGCGTTGGCCCAGCATAGGGTGCCTGGCTTTGGAAAAACGTGGCCCGTCTGCAAGAGCTGTGATGCAGTGTTCAAGGAACTGGAACAGGATTGCTGCCCAAAGTGCAGAGATACCCAGCACGAGGTCAAGCGACCAGACCTGGTGGTCACCTTCGACGGCGATCCACTGGTGCCATTTGACGTCGACTCCGTGTGCCATGATGATCAAGAGCGGTGCTGCGGAGACTGTTTTGAGCCGAAGCCGGACCTGCTGACCCCGCTGGTCAACGCCGGGATTATTGACCTGCCCCCGCAGGTCGAGCACGAGGGGGACAGCCTGTTGCACCGCCTGTTGCGTATCGAGCCACCCTTCGATGGCAGCAAGTTCGAGATCCCGGAGAGCGCCCGCCCCGACCCGGTCGAGTTGGCTAAGCTGAAGGCCATCGAGGAGCGCATGCGCCGGGAGGTTCAAGCGATGGAGGAAGCCAAACGACTGTCCGACCTGGAAGCGAGGGTCGAAGCCATGGAGGCCCACGCCCACGAGCACAGCGAGCCGCCGCCGCGCATCACCAACCCGCCAGGCACGATGAACGCGGCCATGGTGGACATGCGGCGCGAGCTCACCGCCCAGGGGCAGCGCATCGACGGGCTCCACTCCAGCAGGGAGGCTATGGAGCGGGCGCACCACGTCTATAGGGAGAGCTTGGAGCACGAGGCCAGCCGCATCGGCGCGCTGGAGATCGACCTACAGTCCCTGGCGAAGGTGGAGGGCGCTGCCGTCGTCTCATCGCTGGTGACCCGGGTGCGCGACATGAGCGAGCACGTGGGCGAGGTGGACGGCGCGCTGACCGACCGCATCAACGCCATGGAGTTGCTCCTGCGCTCGCGCGTGGACGAGCTGGCCGCGCTGAAGCAGGAGTACCGCCAGGTCAAGGCCACCGCCGACGAGGCGCGGAAGCAGGGCAAGTGCGTAGCGCTGAACCGGAAGGACATCGACGACAGCGCAAGAGACATCCGGGGATTCGTCAACCGGTTGGACGGTCTCATTCCGGGCATGAACACCGCAACCAAGATGACCATGGAGCCGCTGCAACGGTCTGACGCGCTGCAAGATCTGGTGCTCAAAGATCTCGCCGCCCGCCTCGAAAAGCAGGACGCCATCATCGCCGCGCTCACCGACCTGGCCAGCCGCGCCGGGTGGACGAGGCCACGCGACAGGTGAGCGCGGGATTCACGCTTGAGGCGACCGAGCCCTTCCACTGGATCTCGGTCAACGGAACGATCAAGATTTAACCCGCCGATAACGCCGGTCTATTGCGCCGGATAACGCCGCCCTTGCGCTCCCCGATTCAGCGCTGTAGACTCGGGACATGGCGATCAGTTTTGAGTTTCCTTGCTGTGTCTGCGGTAGGACCAGTGGTGTTTCCCCTGTAAGTTCAAAGAAACCATGGGTTGACGGGAAAGGCCGCAAAAGGGTGGAGGTAGTAACGGTCTTCATTTGCAACCTGTGCGCCTCAAAGCAAGCAACCATGGAGAACTGACCAATGCCCAGTAACGAATACCTCCGAGCCATGCTGCGCCGCGCGCGCGAGCACTTGCCCAAGTACCTCTATGACCAGCTCCACGCCGCGGCCATGCCAAGCTCCGGAGGAACTGCCGCCTGGAAGTCGCCAGAGGTCTCACCGCTCGAAGAGCTGGCCCTTGACAGCCTGACCCCGGCCGGGCTGCGCAATGCCACTGACGACGTGCTGCAGGCCGCGTGGAAGCGGCTGGCCACCTGGCACAAACAGGCCACGCGCCGCAAGAAGGACACCGTCCCCTTCGCGCGCTTCGGTGGGCACCTGCTCCAGGAGCTGCGCCGGCGCGACCTCGACCCCGGGGAGGGCCCGCTCGCGCTGGAGGCGGTCGCCAAGTCCACGCTGGCGTGTCGGCTGGACGACCTGCCGGACATGGCGACCATCGCTACTGGATACGTGGCACTGGCTGAAGGCGAGGACCCTGGATCGTGCGAGTTCCTGGTGGGAGACGCAATACCAGCCGAGCACCTGTTTGATGTCGCCATGTCCACGACGTCACGGGCCGGGCTGTTTGAGCCGAC